ATTAACGGGGTAGTGCTTAATGTTTGGCAGCTTTGCACTGATCACCCGAAATTCATCAGGCAGGCCGACAAAAGTTATTCTGTCCTGATATTGACGGAGTGCAGTGTAATCAAATGTGGGGTTGTGGTATCGGCTTGTCCGATTTAAAACAATATCAAATGCTTCGGGGCTGGGTGCTAAATCAAAGTTAATCGGCACGGATAAATCGCAGGTCAGTTCCGGGTAGATATGAAAATACCACTGTGAGATATGCCCTGTGTAATTGTGGAATTTACGGAATAGGTCAAAGTTATAATCTACCTTTTCATCGTTTTCAGTTATGTGGATGTCGTTGATAAAATCCAAACCCCACAACAAAGGTTCCAGCATTTCAGCCATCTTGCGGTTCATCTGCACGTTGCCCATCGGGTGCGACATATTGCCGTATTTGCCCGGTACGTTTATATGCAGGTACAAATCAACGGTTTCGCCTTTCAGCTCGGCAGCTTTCCGCATGGCAGGTAAGGAGTAAATCAAATCACCTGCGTTTCCGCTATGTATAATTTTAGGCATTGGCTTCTCGGTATAATCGTTTCAAAGCATCAAACATACATGAGCGGCAACCTGGCAATGGCTGTCCGTATAACTGGCGGTGTACTTCGTTTAGTTTGGCATAGTAATCAGCCGAAAGGGCATAGGTTCCCGTGCGGTTAATACGCTCAATGGTTTCTTTCAGTTGTAGGCAAATTTCTTTTTGTTCGGGTGTCATCACTTTGTATGTCTTACGTATGCAATTAAATAACCAAAGCCAAACGAAATAAATGAAAATATTAAAATTTCAATCATAGGTAACGGTCAATTAAACTGCCACACACAGCAGACAAGGCAGCAAAGGGCAATCCCCACCACCCGGCAAGTGGAATGAATACGGCAAGGCCGAGCCACCACGATAAACAGAAGCCACATTCCCAGGGTTTGTAAATCGGTCTGTGCGGTGTGCTGACTTTCAACACAAAGCTAATCACCGGGGGGAATAAGTACCGGGATAGCAGTACCGCTAATGCGGCAACGGATATTATATTAACCAAGTTCATTGTAGCGTTCTTTTATTTGGGTTTTCAGGGCATTAATGATTTGACTGATTTCTCTGTAATTTATTTTGGTGGCTTTGGCTATGCTGGCCATGCTGCGATTTTCATTGTATAGCATCCAAAGTTTCTCCACGTACCATTCGGAGCGGTTAAAGTGTAACGACACCTCTTTGTAATTGATTGCCTCACGTGCTTCCTGCATCCGCCTAAAATTGCTTTCATCGTAATCCTCAGCGGTGTCATCGTAGTCATCGGGTAGCGTTTCATTGGTGCGTAGGTGGTCACGATAAAACTTTGTGTATCGGTTGCCGTTTACTGCATTTACACCCACCCGGACAAGGTAAAATATCAGTGTTCCGTTCTGGTGTAGGTTGATAATTTTGTCCTCGCTCATTTCGCAGAGTAATAACAAAAGATGCTGCTGTAAATCGCTTGCGACGTGCTTTCCTACTTTTTGGCAGAAGTCCGGCAGCCATTTGCTCGTTGCTATCTCTGTTATGATTTGGCTTTTCGTCACTCACGTTTGATTTTCAAATCATGCACCTTTTGCAGCCAATCTTTCCATTGCTTCCTATCCCCATACATTTCATGGTGTTTTCTGCACAGAGCCATCAGGTTTTCAATGCGGTCAGCGTGTTTGCTGCCACCCATGCCCCGTGCTTCGATGTGGTGAATGTCCACAGCTTGTGCCCCACACACCTCGCAAGGGATAAAATCGGTCTTGTCATATCCGAAATGGTCAAGATATACTTTGGTGTGTTTTTTCACAGCAGGTCAAACTCTTTCACATAGCATACATCAACCCATTCATCACCGACTGTGTGTGGAAAGTTATCTGAATACAAACGGTGTCTTTTATAAAAATCCTCATTACTTTCATTTGGTTGTTTAGGAATGTAGGTTTTTGAATATGCTTCTATGTCCTGCATAATATCTGCAAGTTTATCATTCGCATCGTCTTCATTTTTGTAAATTCCAATGATTTTATAGGCGATGTAGTTACCCCATTCTTCTGGTTCAACAATTACTGCGTAAACTTTCATGGCACAAAGTTTATTCGTAAATAGTCGATATTTTTATATTGTGGATAACTTTAATAAAAATAATTATACAAAAAGTATTGCATAGATATAAAAAACTATATTATATTTGCGGCATGAACACAGTATTTGAACAAGGCCACAAGGCCGCAGCCGAATTTGATGCTGATTTGCATGACGGTATCAACCCATATCCGCAGGGAACTTATCAATTTACCGAATGGGAAAAGGGGTGGGCATGGTATTTTACCATACAAAGCCGGATTGATTACGCTGATGCACAGCAAGAGCAGCAGAAATTTGTTGAAAATAATTTTGCAAAGTAAAAAGTAATTCGTATATTTGCGTATCGGAACAACAGGACTTCAACCCCCTGCCGAAATTTAAGAGCATGACAAACGACTTTAACTTAACACCACCTACAAGTATGATGCGGCTAAGCTCTGGCCGGGTTGAACATCAGAACGTGGGTGGTGTTTTGTTTATGAATATAACAAAACCCAAACCTATCCCGGCCGATATCTGCAATCGGTGCCTGGAAGAACTGGAAAATCAAATCATCCAGTTGGAAGTCAAAAAGCAAAACTGCACAATCAAAGAGCATCTGCCTGTTTACAAGTATGAGATGCACAAATTAGGATTTCAGCAGCTTTACTACACAGAATGTAAGCGTTTATTTATGAAAGGGCAAATGCAATGAGTGGTGGTTGGATAAAAATACACCGCAAACTTTCCGAGCATTGGATATATCAAGATAGCAACTACCTGCATTGGTGGATTGACATCCTGCTTGCTGCAAACTTTGAGGATAAAAAGGTATTGATTAAGGGTGCTTTGTACGATTGTAAACGTGGTCAAAGCGTGTATTCACTTGATACATGGGCAAAACGCTGGAACACGGATAAAAGCAAGGTACGTAGATTTTTGAGTATGCTGGAAACTGACGGCATGATTACACTTGAAAACATATCTGTTTCGACACGGCTAACTGTTTGTAAATATGAATGTTACCAAGACGAGCGACACGCAGATGAAACGCAAGTGAAACGCAAACGAAACGCAGATGAAACGCAGATGACACCAACTAAAGAATTTAAGAATGATAAGAAAGAAAAGAAAGAAGAAAATATATATAGAGCTTTCTCTCATTTGAAAATTACAACTGCGGAGTTTGACAAGTTGATTGCCGATGGGTGGGAAAAAGAACAGATTGATGAAACGCTTGATGAAATCCAAAATTTCGCAAACAATAAAAAGTATGTTTACCTATATTTGACGGCTCGCAAATGGCTCGCAGATAAACCCAAAAAAGGACTTCTGCCTAAACATTTGAGGAACTTTGTATGCTGACCTATTCATTCCATAATATCGAAATACCTGCTGGCAAGACATCAGGCGAAGTTCAGACACTTTGTCCGCAGTGCAGCCACACCCGAAAAAAGAAAACTGACAAATGCCTATCAGTCAACTTAGATAAAAAGGCATGGTATTGCCAGCACTGCCAATGGAAAGGTGCAATCATTGACCGCCCGGAGGTGGTAAAATATGAAGTGCCGGAATGGAAAAACAACACCACGCTATCCGACAAGGTGCTGAAATGGTTTGAGGGCCGCAGGATTACAGCCGCCACACTCAACAAAATGCAAATCACCGAACAATCCGAATGGATGCCGCAGGTTAGCAAGGAAGTCAATTGCATCTGCTTCAATTACTTTGAGGGTGGGGTGTTGAAAAACACAAAATATCGGGATGGCTCAAAGAATTTCAAGATGCACAAAGGGGCGGAACTCATCCCATATAACATTGACTGCCTTGCAACCGCAAAAGAGGTTTGGATAGTTGAAGGAGAAATGGATGCACTATCACTGATTGAAGCAGGGATTGAAAATGTTATCAGCGTACCAAACGGGGCGCAGCCAAACCTAACTTTTTTTGACCGCTTTATGCCGATGTTTGACCACATTGAAAAGATACACATCGCAGTTGACAACGATGCGCCCGGCATTGAATTACGCAATGCCATTGCAGAGCGGTTTGGTAAAGACAAATGCGATTACATTGTATTTCCTGACTGCAAAGATGCAAACGAATATCTTTTGCTTAATGGTGCATTTGCCTTGCGTGATGCTGCCAATAACGCAACCGAGTTCCCGATGGTCGGAGTGTTCAGCATTACAGATTACCTGCCAGAAATTGAAAATCTCTACAATTACGGATTGCCAGAGGGTTGCGGAACTGGTATGTCTGGATTTGACAGCCTGCTAAAATTCCATAAGGGATATTTGACCACTATCACGGGTGTTCCCGGTCACGGTAAATCGGACTTTTTAGACCATATCCTTATCAAGTTACTGCAAAAACACGGATGGAAAGGTGCGTTTTACAGCCCTGAAAACAGGCCAGTTGAACTGCACATCAGCAAGTTGATGCGGAAGATAACACAGCGACCATTTCAGGGCCACAATAGGATGAACCAAGAGGAAGTATATGAAGCCCTGATGCTGCTGGAAAACAATATCTACTTCGTAAAGCCGGAAAAGGATTTCACGCTGGACAGCATCTTGTCAAAGGTGGCCGAACTTAAAAACCGCAGGAACATTGATTGGTTTGTCATTGATGCATGGAACAAGTTGGAACACCAGTACAGCGAAAGCGAAACTAAATATATCGGTCAATCTCTGGACAAGATTGTCAATTTCTGCGAGAGGTACAATGTGCATTGCTTTTTGGTGGCACACCCACGCAAAATACAGAAAAAGGATGGCGGTATCTATGAAGTTCCCACACTTTATGACATCGCAGGTTCAGCAAACTTTTTCAATAAGACGGACAACGGAATTACGGTGTATCGGAATTTCCAAAACAATAGCGTGGAAGTCCACGTGCAAAAAGTAAAATTCAGCCATTGGGGTGCGGTTGGTTCACAGCTATTTCAATATGATGTGCCAACCGGATTATATAAAGAAATACATTAATATGAGAGCAAAAATAAAAATACCAAAGACAAACAGCCGCACCACATTCCGCATGAGCGAGGTATCGCAGCTAAAAGAAACAATCAGCCATCAGCAGGTTCGCATTCAGGAACTGGAACGGATGCTGAAAATGGAGATTGCCTATGAACACGCAGCAATTAAAGCCGCACACCTTGCAATTAGGTCAGCATACGCTGACTATCTGCCGACACACATTTCCCATTCCACCCGAAAGCGTGAAATTCTTGAACCCCGGCAAATATTCATGTGGCTTATCCGCAACAAAACTGCCATATCATTGAGCAACATTGGAAAGATTTGCGGTGGCCGTGACCATAGCACCGTAATACACGCTTGCCGGAAAGTTGATGATTACGCAGCCACTGACAGACGTTATGCTGCCCGGTTAGAAACCATAAAAAATAACTTTGAAAGTTTTGCAGAACAGATATGAATATCATAAATTTCAGCGGTGGCAGAACTTCTGCATACATGACAAAGCGATTAATTGATGAAGGATTGCAAGATTACATCGTCACGTTTCAAAACACAGGAAAAGAAATGCCACAGACACTTGACTTCATAAATGAATGTGATGTCCGCTGGGGGTTAAATTTGGTATGGCTTGAATATCGCAAACCTGCAACATTTGTGGTTGTGAATTATGCAACAGCATCTCGCAATGGACAGCCATTCCAAGAACTTTTAGAACAAAGACCAAGTGGCATTCCAAATATGCAGTTTAGGTTTTAACAACTGAACTAAAAATAAACACACTCAAACGCTATCTGCAAAGTATTGGTATAACTGAATACACATCATTTAACGGCATTCGATACGATGAGCCACGCAGATGGTCAAAGGTTCAAGATGATGTTGAATTGCCGTTGGTTAAATGGAAAACTACAAAGCAAGATGTTTTGAATTTCTGGAAACAGCAAGATTTTGATTTACAAGTCAATGAGCCATACGGAAATTGCGACTGCTGTTTTTTGAAAGGCAAAGGTAAATTGGCAATCATTGCAAAAGAAAAGCCGGAATTGTTTGATTGGTGGATAAACATTGAAAAACAAAGCGGCTACCAGTGGAAAAAAGAAATCAGCTATCAGCAACTCAAAGACAAGGCATTGTCTCAAATTGGGTTGTTTGACAGTGACCCATCTTTTGAATGTTTTTGCAACATAGATTAGGTTATTAAAGTTTAAAAATGTATATTTGCACAATGAAACTTATCAATCCTTTCAAGCCCCACGTGGTTAAACTGCCTGATGGTGGTTTTGCTATCCGGTTGTATCGGCTTTTTTCTGCCCAGTTCCTCACTGAATTTGGAACGTACACGGATTGCGTTGACAATCTTATGCTATTCCGCACACACTTTGATGCTGTGATGCACCTTGACATCCTAAAATACAAACGTAAACAACTAAACAAAGCAAAAGCAATATGATAGTAATTGACATCTGCCTCTCCGATGTTCCAAAGGAACTGATAACAGAGGGCAAAAACGGAAAAAAGTACCTTAAACTGGTACTAAACGAACGCAAAAGCGAGGGCAAGTATGGCGAAACCCACACGCTGCAATTAAGCCAGACCAAAGAGGCAAGATTAGCAGGAGTAAAACCAACCTATGTTGGAAGCGGAAAGGCTTACACATTTGAGCAAAAGCCGAAAACAACTGCGGATGAACCTGCAAAGTATGAGGATACTGGATTACCGTTTTAAGTATGAAAGAGAAAATTGAAAACACCTGCGACAGCATCAAACAACTGCTGATTGACAAAAACGCCAAGTATGGAAACTCCGCCCTTAACCCGGTGCGAGTTTTCAGCAAGGCATCCACCACAGAGCAGTTGCTTGTTCGCATAGATGACAAGTTGAGCCGGATCAAAACAACCGGGATGGAAGCACCTGATGAGGACACCCTCAATGACCTTATCGGTTACCTTATCCTGCTTAAAATCGCAACGAAATGACACCAAAAGAAAAAGCAGAAGAGTTGATTGGTAAATGCTACGATACGTTTATTAATGATGAAGATGAGCATTATACAGGAACGGCTTGGAGATTATCTAAACAATGTGCAATGATTGCAGTGGATGAGATAATTGAAGTTTTATGGAAAACTAATAAAAATGAAACTGAATATAGGCACTGGCAAGAAGTAAAAAAGGAGATTGAAAATTTATGACACACGAAGAAAAACGAATACACTTTATTGCACACGCCCGTAAAGGCATGAAGATGCAGGTTGTTGATGCCTGTAAAGGTGTGGCAAGTTATGCCACGGTTATAAAGGCCCTGAACAATCCCAGCAAGTA